CCATACGCAAGAGGTACCTTGATGGTCGATATAACATTTCCACTTCCGTTCTTTTTAACGACGGACATGTTATTGAACAGCGTACCAAAAACAGCCACCGCTCTTTTAATGTGTTCGTGATAAAAATGACCTGAGAACATAATCTATTACTCCGTACTTGGATCGCCGAACGGATTAGATTCGGAGAAGTCAATGATTGAATCTGCCTCGGTCTCAAAGTCTTCGTTCTGAGAAAGCGGTTCTTGCGGTATATCAAACCCATCACTACCAACCTTGTACACAGTAACAATGGACCAATTGTTGTTTGCATCGGTCAAGTGAGTGATCTTACCAATGTTGTTTGATAGGTCTGTTGGTAGGAAAGTCTTAGTGTCTCCTAGACTTGACCGAACATCAACGACTTGGATTCTTGCCTGACGAGTAACCAATCCAGCAGCAGCTCGTGTTTCGTCAAACGTGGCGATCTCACCAGTGATCTTAACCGCAGGAATATCGGCGGCCGGTGAAGGAGAAATCGTGACACCAGGTTCAATAAGATAACCATTACCTGGGTCAGTTATAGTTATACTCGTTACGACACCGTCCGTAAGCACTGCGGTACCTTGAGCGGTAACTCCACCTGCTGGCGGTGCCTCAAAAAGAACAGAAGGAACTGACGTATAACCAAATCCTCCTTCGGTAATTGCTACGGTATCAACCGAACTAGAAACTAATGTTGTCTGAGCTGACGCCGAGGATTCCTTGAAAGGAACAAGCTGTTGTTCGATACGATCTCCTGGTGCGAATCCATACACACCACCATCGATAAGAAGCGTTTCTCGTGTTGCGTATAGTTGCTCGAAACGATCGATCTCTTCGATTCCAACGTCGAACTTTTCTGAACTGTACTCAAACAACTCACACTGTAACTCATATGTTGGTAATTGGTTAACCTGATAGAACGGCTTCTCGTGTTCAACGAACTTAATCTCAAAGAGTGATTTAGACAAAGGAAGGTATATCAAATCGCCTTCTCTTGGCCTGTCTTCCCTAAGTGAGTTGTCGGGAATATCTACGAGCTGACCAAATCTTCTCTTAGCCACAACGAATGTTGCTTGGTCCCTGATCTCAAGGCCAAACTTAGACATAAGGTTCCCTTCACCCTCAAACCCTTCGGTGTTAGCGATATACATCTCAATGGCGTAGCTATCCTTGAACTCTGAGTAATCATCATTAAGAATCACGTCCTGAGTTATCTGTGACCTAGGAATATAATAGACATCCTGGCCATACATCTGCAGTGCCTCAATTACGATGTCCTCGTAGAGGTGCTGCTCTGTTCTAACCTTGGGTGAAAAGAATACGTTCGTTGCCATGTGTTATCCCATGAAGAAATCTGGTGGCATTTCATACTTAAGCTGCATCTGTTCCTCGACCGCTGCGATCTCGGTTACAGCATCATCATACAGTTGTCTGCCGTTCAGGGTAACACCTCCTGGAAGTTGCATGCCCTCAAACTTAATTAGGTTTGCGCCCCATTGCTTTTTAATCAGAGCAACCGCATATCTCTTAAGGAACATATCGTTATATACATCGGTATGTGTATCAGGATCTACGATACGATAGGCATCAACGATGACGTAATCGTTCTCCTTAAGATCCTCTCCCCAGTCAGCATCAATGTACAATCTGTTCATATGACGGTTAAACCGAACCTGCTCGGTTCCGTTAAGCAACAGATCAATGGTACTCATGTACTGCTGAGTCTGATAATAATTCGATAGTGCACCAGCGTTTCGCAGATCAAAGATATCGTTTAAGTGAATCTGATAACGAGCATCAAACATATTGATTGAACTGTTCTCGTCGTTCAGTGGAAAGATTCTTTGAACGGTTGTAATCGCATCAGGGATAGAGATATACTCGTTTGTGATATCCGCTGCCGTGATCTGATGTTTATGGTACACCTTATAGATCGCGTCGGAATGGTACTCCTGATAGAACTGAAGTGCCTCGTCGATACGATCGCTTAGTTGATCCTCATCGATGTTTACCTCAAGCACAGGCTCGCCCAGCGTGCGAAGGCAATAATCGATTAGAGTCTGTCTTGAGTTAGGTACGGCCATTTTATTTTCCTATAGTTTCCAAATATATTTATTCGGTTTGTTCTTCGTGTTCCCAATGATCCGTTCTATAAACGAATCTAATACCAATATCAGGATTGGGCCACCAAGCAACATCCCCCTCTTGAGGAACACTTTCTTCGAATCTTCCGTTCATTGCTTCGTGAGCTTCGTCAATCGTTAACATCTATCTCTCCCTTAAGCTTCATCATGGTATATGTTGTGCTCAGCGTACCAAACCCTCACAAGCAATCTCGTGCCTGAATAAGAGCCGTTGTTTACAACTTCA